TCTCAAGCACATCATATTTTTCTTCAGGGATAGTTACATAATGTTCTTCAAAAAGACCCTTCATTCCTTCAAGGAATGATTCAGTCATTTCAGTTTTGAGTCCTGCCTCAATGGCGAGTGCGTTTTCTTCAAACCACTCGTCAGAGACATACTCAAGATAAGAATCTACACGCTCAGCGAGTGATTCTTTTGCCGCTGCAACTTCTTCAGCAAGTGCAGCAGCGTACTTAGCTTCGATTGCTTCCTCAATGGTAGCAACCTTAGAAGCGATTGCTGTTTCAAAGATAGTTTTTGCTTTCTCTTTGAATTCTTCGGTGAGTTCCTCGCCACTAAGAAGAGCGTTAACGTCTTCTTCGACATTGTACTCAGCAACAGTCTCAGTAGACTCTTCTTCAGCGACTACCTCATCAGTTACTGTTTCTTCTTCTTCGATCACGGGTTCCTCGGTTTCTACTTCTTCGGCAGGAGCTGCCATGGCAGGTTTAGCCTTAGCGTTGACGACATCCTTAACTTGCTTAAGGGTTTTACCAGGTGTGCTTAACTTGGCAGAGTCATCATCAGGCTTATAATTCTCGGGGGTAGGACCTCCGAGATCTTCGTAAGAACCTGTCTGTCCTGGAGTTGTTCCAGACAGGGAAGGCATAGGATCGCCAGGTTTAGCGTTGGCGTTAGCAGCAGTTTTGGACTGCTGTGTCTTTACTTCCATTTCTTGTAATTTTGTGCCACGAGACATTTGAACAGCTCCGTATCCGTTTTTTTAAAACTATATTTATTTATAAATTAATAAATTTTATACTTAATATCAGATGCTATTAAGAAAATCGCTGAAAAGATCTAATTTCTTCTCATCGAGTTGTTTTTGAGTAACAAGTGTGTTAATCTCTTTGTATGTTTTTTCTGCAAACTTCTCACGAAGAATACCTCCATCCCATACCCAATCTTTTCCTTCCATAATACCCTCAACAAAAGCATCGGGAGCAGAAGGATCGGCAACAATGTCAGCAGCAGTAGCTAACATAAAGTCGTCACCGACAACATTGACACCTTCGCGTGTCATTTTCAGAGATCCAATTCCTCTAGAAGAAACTCCGAGTTTTACACCTTCATCAATGAGAGATCCTGCAATCTTACCCATTGGTGTGTTCAGAATCTTTGCTTTACCAACAAAGTTTGAACCAGATTCTTTCAGAGAAACAATCTTGTGAGATACACGATCTAAGTTGACGGTAGGACCGTCGGGGTGTCCAAGTTCACCAAGTGCTCTACCAGCCTGAACATGGTTTTCGTTATATCTACCAACTTCACGACGAAGTGTTTCCATTGGATACATTCTACCATTACGGTTTTTAATGTTTCCTTGGAGGAACACACCCTCAATATAAAGTTGTTTTTTACCACCTTTCGATTCAACAATGAATTCGACGGTTTCGATTTCTTCTCTGATAAGTTTCATCAGGCAACTCCGGTAATTTGTACTTGTTGAACGAAAATAGATCCAGCACCA